CCACAACCCCTGGACCTACGCCGAAGGTGAGGCCAAGGATATGCGTCACGCTGCTGACATCTTAGACGAAGTCAAAGAGGCCATTATGAACGTGTACGAACTGCGGACCGGGCGGACCCGCGAGGAAATCTCCGCTATTATGGACGAGGAAACTCCCATGGCGCCGAAGCGAGCCATCGAGGAGGAGTTCGCCGACGGTATGCTCTACACCGAAGAAGTCGAAGCGGTAAAAAATCACTTCATGAGCACCTACCGCCCGGCAATCATGAACAGCTTCAACAAGTCCCTGGAAATGGCCCTGGAAATCAAGGAGAAGCAGAAGGTGGAGCCTGAGGAAATCAAGGAACTTGAGCCTAAAGAAGGCAAGGATCCCGAAGAAAACCCGGCCCTGAACCGGGTTTTTGATAAGCGGCGCATCAACGTGCGCTCTAAAATCCAAAACAGGAGGAAGAAGGCACATGAATAAGCTACAGAAACTGTTGGCCCGGCAGGATGCGCTGCTTGAGCAGATGACTGCCCTGGCCGACAAAGAAGAGCTCTCCGAGGAAGAGGTTGCATCCTATGACGCTATGGATGCAGAGTATGAGAACAACGAGAAGGAAATCGAGCGTCTGGAGACACTGGCCAAGCGCAGGGATGCAAGCGCTGCGCCGGTAAACACCCCCGTGGTGACTGTGGTGAATGAACCTGCCCCCAGGCCCTACAAAACCCTGGTTGCCCAGCTGCGAGATATCAAAGCAGCAGCGCAAGGGATGCCCACCGAAAACCTGCTCAAACTGCAGAACGCTGCGGGCATGAGCTCCGGCATCGGCGAGGAAGGTGGCTTTGCCATTCAGACAGATTTCGCCGGGGCGCTGATGGAATCGGCTGCAACCGCCGGCGATATCCTGCCCATGGTGGACAAGTACGCGGTGACCGACGGCTCAAATGCCGTCAAATGGATCGACATCGAGGAAACCGACGTCAGCGAAACCGTGTTCGGCGGTGTCCGTGTTTACTGGGCGGCTGAAGCTGCCACCGTGGCGGCGTCTCACCCGAAACTCTCTGAGAAAGAGCTCAAGCTCGAAAAGCTGATGGGCTTCGCCTACGCGACTTATGAACTCGAGGCCGATTCCAGCTTCGTCAACACTCTGTACAACAGGGCCTTTTCTCTGGCCATTCAGCGGACCCTGGAAGGTTGCATCGTCTCCGGCGACGGCGTGGGCAAACCCCTTGGCTTCCTGAAATCTCCGGCGTTGGTGGAGATCGCAAAGGAAACTGGGCAGAAAGCTGGCACCATCCTCTGGAAGAACCTCTCCAAGATGTATCACCGTATCCTGGATAAATCCAAGGCTGTCTGGCTCTGTCATCCAGACGCACACGAGCAATTCGACTTCCTGGACTTCCCCGTCGGCACTGGCGGCGTCCCCGTTTACCTGCCTGCGACCCAGCAGGGGACCATTGACACCCTGCGCGGCAAGGCGATCACCGAATCGGATCACTGCTCCGCCCTGGGAACGAAGGGCGACATCAACTTTGTCGACCTCTCCCAGTACATGCTCGCTTACAAAGGCGGCGTGGACGCGGCGAGCTCGATCCATGTTCAGTTCCTGACCGCTGAAAACTGCTTCCGCTTCATCTTCCGGGCCAACGGCCTGCCGAAGGTGAACAAGCAGCTGAAAATCAAAAACTCCAACGCCCTGCGCAGCCCGTATATCACGCTGGCAGCCCGGTCTTAAGGAAAAGGAGGATAATTAACCATGTTTACCAAAATCGTTGAACGCTACCGCAGCCGCGTAGTGCTGGGGCCGAAAACGACCGCCAGCAATGCTGCTGAAGCCTACCTCGCGCCGACTCCCGGCGTGATGGGCATTACCTTGCGTTGTGTCGCTCTCATCGGCGCCTCCACAGCGCTGAAACTCTCCCTCAAACACGCTGACAGCGCCGCAGGTGATAGTGCTGCCGACTTCGCCGACGTTCCAATCTACGTTGACGGCATCCGTCAGGCTGCTGACGGTCACGAGCACACTTTGCCTGCGAAGGATGACACCGACATCGTCTACATCGTAGATTTCTGCATCGACCCGGCGGTCATTCCCGACGGTAAGCTAATCGGTATTGAGCACGGCGTCAGCGCCGCGGCCAATATCCTTTCGGTCGAGATGATCGAGGACGTCGCTTACAAGCCGACCCCGGCCTGAGCACAGTAACCGCATAGAGAAGGGCCGCCTCTTTACCGGGGCGGCCTTTTAATAATCAAAAGGAGACGATGACATGATTGCGAACGTTGGCTCCAAATGGGAAGAGGGAAACCTCGTTTTTTACTCTAAGCTGACCGGCCAGGAACTCCTAATCTTCGACGCTGAAAACAACAAGCTGGAAATCCCCAGCGGCTCCGGCATCGGCACCGCGCTCGAATCTCTGACCGTAACCGAACCCGACGGTGAAACCATTGAAGTCAAAGATGAGAAACTGCAAACCAAAGGCGTCACCGAGGAAATCGAAATTCTCGATAGCGACGAAGAGCCTATCACCATCACCATCAAAAACGGCCTGATCGTTGGCATCGGGGACGGTGATTAATAATGGGCGTTATCCTTCTTTCCGGTCCAACCCCTCACTACATCGGCACCGAGGCTGAGCGCACAAGCATGACAGCCCCCGAAATCGGCGCCGAGTTTTTCGAGAGCGACACGGGCCTGACGTATATTTATTGCGGGACCGACTGGACCCTGAAGCTCTACCCGACTGAAGAACCGAGCCCCAGCTAAGGCGGTGATAACGTGGCTATAAAACTGATCAAGGGCCCGGTGAGGGAGCCTATCAGCCTCGTCCAGGCAAAGCAGCACCTGAACGAAACCGAGACGATGAACGACACCTTAATCCAGAACCTGATCGCGACTGCCCGGGAATCGTGCGAGGAATACCAGAACCGGGCCTATCTTACCCAGACCTGGGAGCTCTGGCTCGATGCCTGGCCGCCCGTGATCGCTGTTTCCCGCCCGCCGCTGCAAGCTGTAGAATCCATCTGCTGGTATGACGCCGAACACCAGGAGCATACCCTCGACCCGGCAGAATACTTCGTTGACGCGAACGCCGAACCTGGCAGAATCTTCCCGACAGCGACCTGGCCCGCTGGTCTGAGAGCCGTAAGCGGAATTTGCATCACCTTCAAAGCCGGCCACGAGTGCGAAAAAGCAATCCCTAACAGGGTGCGGCAGGCGATCTTACTACTCGTCGCCGAGTGGTATCTCAACCGTGAAGCATCGAGCCTGACAGGTAAAGCGGGCGCTGAGAAATTTAACCGCGAGATCCCCTTCGGTGTGACCCGGCTACTCGACTACGATAGGGTGGTGCCGACATGATCAAAGCAGGAGAGCTCCGCCACCGCGCCACTATCTACCGGCCCGCCCGGACCAAGAACATCGACGGCAACCCGAAGGAAAAATATGTCCCTTTCAAGTGTAACGTGGCCGTTGGTTGGCAAAAGGCCCCAGTAGGGCGCGAGTTCTGGGAGGCAAAGGCGTTACACGGCATCAGCGTCAGGCGCCTGATGATGCGTTACATCCCCGGCATCCGCGAAGATATGCGAATTACAGTCAACGGCAGAACTTACGATATCGTCCCCCCAATTGATAACGTGGCGGACCTTAACCGCGAGCTCATCCTCACCGTCAAGGAAGTGGTTTAATGGATACCACAATTCACGTCGAAGGCATGGATGACCTCACCGCCACCATCGACCGGATGATCGAGGGCATCAAACCAAGCCGCATCGAACCGACCTTAGGCAAGGCCGCCGGACTAGTGGCAAGCGAGGCCCGGAAGAGGGCCCCTGTTGGACCGACCGGCAACCTGAAGAAGTCAGTCCGGAAAAAGAAGCTGGTCCGGTCCTGGGAGACGTCCGCTGCCTATATCGCAGCCATAGATCGCAAAAAAGCGCCCCATGCCTGGCTGGTAGTTCACGGCACATCCGGCGTCAGACAAGTCAACCCTCCACACTACGCCAACCTGGGCGGGCAGAGGGTGCTCATCACCCAGACCGGCATCATGCCGCCGAACCGTTTTTTTGACGACGCCATTGATGCAAAGCAGGCTCAGGTTCTGACCACCATCGAGAAGGCCATCGAGAAACTGATCGAGGAGGCGGTGCGGTGAACATCAAAAAAGAAACGGCCCAGCGCCTTCTGGCCCTGACCGAACTCGTGGCCATCACCGGCACCCGGATCTATCGCGGCGGACGACTGCCCCGGGATCAGTCCCTGCAGCCGCCACACGTGATCATTTGGCAACTCTCGAAAATCCGGCATTATGATCATGCAGGTTACGCGGGGCTGACCGAGGCGAC